TGCAATAATCTTCTCCAAGTCATTCATCTTTGTCCTCTTTACAACAACAACAGTAATAAAAAGAATAAACCTGCTGGTAACATTATCTCTCCTCCTTTTCTTTATTATATGGAATCCAATGTCCACATCTCCCTGTCCACTCGTCAAACTTATAAACAACAGTCTCCTCCATGATTGCTACTCTATCCACACATTCATGGGTCTTACATTCTCTCTTTGATGGACAATCCTCATTCCTACAGTTCAGTGTTTCAGCCATTCACTCTCCCCCTACTCCTCCATTTGTCCTTGTTGAGTAATATCTGCCAATGCCTTATCCCTCGCTATCTTATTCTTCCCCTCTTTAATCAAACTACCCTCTATCTCTTTTCTTATCTCGGCTTCTTTTTCTTCATCTTCTAAATCATCTTCTAATATTTCTCCCAGCCTCTCATCTATCTTTTCTATAATCTCATCATCAAATCCCATTACTTCTTTGAGAAACACCTCTGGTGGCATTACTTCCTGAGCTCCCATTGAGTTACTATAAACAGCAAGGGTCTTAGCCTTAGTCTCAGCCACCTTCGCCTCTTCCTCTTCTGTAGGAACTGATATATCAGGAAACACCACTTCGTAATCTTCAGAGGGTGGTAAAACACCAAGTTCCATAAGGCGGTCAATGAAAGGGCGAACCATCATAGGAACACAATGGTTAGCCTGTCTCTCCCTCACCTTCTTAGTCCAAGCGTTCTCATCTCTATCACCTCCCAACTCACCTCTCTCAGCTCCTACAAGTATTCTCTTTGGAATGTTTCTGGCTCCTGCTATCAATGTAATCAATACCTCAACGGTCTTGGAAGGGTCAGCCACTTGTGGTGCTAGATTCTTAACATCCATTCCTTGTAGCTTGAGTGTTCTATTGAAATCGTGTATATAATCATTTATCTCATTGTTCAAGGAAGTGGCGTCTTGGTTAGGGTCAAACTCTGCATCTTTATCAAGTATGAAAGCCATGCCTGGGAATGCCCCTCTCCAGAACATCTCTCCACTACCCCCAGCCACTAAATGTAATCCAGCAATCAGATTATAAACATTCATCAGCCTTGGAGTTCCTAATATATCGTCTTCCAGTAGCTCGTCTGCTATATGGATAACCCTAGTCCAATGTACCAGATTCTCACTCACTCCACCTTGTGCATTAGTTACTTTCAATGAATATACGCTCGGCAAGCCATACCTCTCATTAGTTAAATCCTCTTCGTATTTCTTAATAGATACATTGTCCTGTTTGTATGGTCGAATGTAGAGGAGTTTAGTGGCAGAGTCTACTTCTTCTTCCAGACTTTGTTCGCCATCAAACCCCAGCAACATAATACCAAACTCTCCGATACCACTCAGTTTATCAATCCTACTCATATAATGCCAGATTTTTCTCTCATCTACCAAGTCTTTACATGCTCTCTCAAATTCGGTTTCTTCTCCATCTGCTACATTCTCTGTTATTTCAGGGGGTTTTTGCCAACACGCATCTACAGGAGCATCCACCACCCTCTTTGCTATATGCTCCCTTGTATAGAACGCCCAGTAATGATTAAAGTCCAGTTGAACTGGGTATCCCAGAGCTTTATAAGTATCTCTGCTGTCATCTTTAAAACTTAATCCTAGTCTGTTTGCTAATTGTCTTCGTGTTGTCTGTTGATAAAACAGGTTGAGCAATTCGCCCTTTGCCTTGTTAGTCAATAGGTCAAACTTACCATTCCCGTCACTATTCACTTTTCCACTCTTCTTTATTCTATTTGTTGTTTTAGTTGCCATTTACTTCTTTCCTCCCCATGTCCCAACCCTCGCTTTCTGAGCTATTAGTTTGTTGAACGCTCCTGCAGTAGCATCCACACTATCTTTATACTTACCGACAGGGAATGATTCATGCTCATATAGAAAGTCTTTGTTCCATTCTGCTTTTAATAATGATACATTTCCTATTTCCACCTGATTTGCATACGGTTCAGCCCTTACTTCTTTAGCACCTGTCACTTTATCAGCTCTCACTTTAAATCCAGCTAATCCCCTAATTGTATTTTCTGCACTTTCTTTTCCCCCACTCCCGGGTTCTTGTTCAACCCACACGCTAACCTTTGTTCCATCCATGTCGGCTGTCTGTCTTATTATCCTTTCTCTTTTACCTGCACTCCATTGACCCTTTACTCTATCTGCAACTATAAAAGAGCCATCTATCATCTTATGAACCAATGCACCTGCCGTAAAAGCTCCGCCATCTTCTGTTCCTGCTTTGTCCCAATATCTAATGCTCCTCACTATCTCCTTTTCATTAATTGCTCCCGCTATCTGAAACTTATCTATCTGAAACATTCCTCCACCACGTGGAGCAGGTCGTTGTTGCAATTGTCCTGCAATTGCGTATTCTGAAACTAAGTCTTTCTTTAAAGAGCCTAGCGCTTTTCTATCATACAATCCTTCCCAAAGAGGCTCTCCCTCTTCTGTTCTGGGGTCACTAAATACTGATGTAGTACAGTGCCTATCTTTTTCATATTCAGCAGGCAACATGAGATGTACATAGTCTAATTCTTTTTCTAATATATGCCCCGTTAAATCATTCTCGTGTAGTCTTTGCATTACTATTACTTTTCTGCCTGTGTTTGGATTATTTAATCTTGTAGACATAACTTCATCCCACCACAGTAACACTCCATTCCTTTTTAATTCCGACTCCGCTTGTTTAACATTATGGGGGTCATCCACCACAATGTAATCTCCCCCCTCACCTGTCGCCAACCCATCCACAGATGTAGATAATCGGTAGCCAGTTTTATTGTTTTCAAATCTTGTTTTCTGGTTTTGGTCTGAAGTGATAGCAAACTTATCTGACCACCTAGATTGATACCATAATGATTGAATCAACCTCCTACATTTTAAAGAATCTCTTGTAGACAAATCTTGTGCATAAGAAGAAAATAACCACCTAGAAGTAGGGTTATTAATCCAGACCCAGCAAGGAAAAAACACTGATACTGCTAATGATTTCATGTGCCTGGGAGGAATATTTATAATAAGGCTTCTAATTTGACCTTTTGTTACTGCTTCTAAATGGTCACAAATAGCATCAATATGCCAACCATGAATATATGGCGTTGCAGGCTCTACTATATGCCAAGCTTGCTCTATAAATAAATTAAGAGAATATCTTGCTCCAGTTACACGAAGTAATTCTTCATCTACTTCTGTTTTAATTACCTGACATTCTTGAAAGTCTTTTGTTGAGTTTAATAATTGTGTCAACACCCAATTTCTCCTTCAGTTCTTCAGATGCTACAGTTAGTTCAACTGTATTATTATTTAATTGTACATTTGTAACGTGAGTATCATTTATTAGCTTTCTATATTTCATTAAATTATCTATTGCTTTTTGCCTGCTATAAAATTTAACTTTCATTTTGTTACCTATCCAAGTTCTATTTTCTCTTCCCCCCTCAAACATTTCTTCTGTTTCAATAGATTCTATACAAGCTTGCTGTGCAACATTTAATTTATCTAATCCCACAAATACTCCGTCTTCATAAAACTTTCTTGTATCTATAAATGCTATTTTAGCTTGTTCTGCCAAAATAGCCTCATTTGTTATGTTTAACTTTAGCAATCTTTCTGTTATCTTTTCATCTATTTTGCCCATTACATCAACATTTGTTAAAAGATTAGAAGCTAAAGAACGAGCACTATTTCTCGTGACATGATTACCGAAAGATGCTAAATATGCCCGTGTTGCATTGAAGTCCTTTAGATATTCTTCTACAAATATAGTTTTCTTCTTTTCTTCTTTTAATATTAACCCGTTACCACTCTTTCTTTTCTTCATATTATATAATAAGATAACTGCTAAATTGTATAATGACTAATGTCATTATACTAAATATACTGTCCGCGTACATTTATTTATATCTACTACTAAAATTTTATAAAAAACTTTCATTCCTAAGTACTTATACTGTAACACTTTATAAACTATTTTCAAAAAAATATATTTTCTTGTTTACGTAATGATATATTATATTATAATACATACATAATTAACATCTACTATTTTTTAACTTTTAGGAAGGAGAATCAAAATGGAAAGCATAGTAAAAGAATTAAAAGACAACCAGCAAG